AGCACTTAAATCCGTTTTTGAGAGAAGCATACCTTATTAAGTATGGAAGCAACGACCCAGCCACAATAGTTACTGGAAAAGACGTTTTTACAAAGAGAGCCAATGCGGACCCACGATATAAGGGAAAGAAAGCAGGAATTATTGTAATTAAAAAGGACGGAGCCGTTGAGGAACGAGAGGGAACAATGGTTTTACCTAACGAAACTATCGTAGGTGGCTGGGCGAAAATTTTTATTGACGGAAAAGAGGACGAGTATCAGTCAGTAGGCTTTGATGAGTACGCAGGAAGAAAAAAAGATGGTTCGCTTAACAGCCAATGGGCGAAAAAGCCAGCCACAATGATTAGAAAAGTAGCTGTTGTACAGGCCTTAAGAGAAGCGTTTCCAGATAGATTTCAAGGTTTATATGCACAAGAGGAATTTCAAAATGTATCAGATGTAAAACTTGACACAGAAAAGGTTGTTGCTGATGAAATTAAAGAAAACGCAAACGCAGTAGATTTTGACGAGGGCAACATAATTGATGTAGAGCCGACCGATGCAACCGACAAGCAGTCAGAGGAGCTACCGCCGTTCATGCAGAGTGAGGAGGGCTGATATGAGAGTAATTTCACAGCATGGCAATGTTGATTTGCCTTATGAGCAGATGGTTGTGTGCCACGCAATGGAGAGCGTTGTAGCACTATACAATGGAGAGAAATATGTGTTAGGTGAGTACTCTTCCAAAGAGAAAGCGTATAAGGCTATGGAAATGCTGAGAGAAGCATATATCGGTATGCCGATTGTAATGCAGAATGTTGATATTTCAGAAGATGTGGTAAAGGGATTTGAAAGATTAAAGAAATGTGGCATTATGGTACGAGCTGAAAATCAGCCGTCAAAAGTAGAATACATTAACAATACTATCTTTCAGTTCCCACAGGATGATGAAATCGAGGTGTGAGTATGGATGAAGAAATTATGCAAACGCTTTATCCTGAACAGTATTTAGAATATGCCATAAAAAAACGTGCGGATATACTTTCAGAAAAGATTGAGGAAATGGCAAAAGACTTCAATCGTGAGGTTACTGATTGCATAAGAGATACCACAGATGAAGATATTGCATTTTTGAAATTTTTTAGAAACGAATTGCCTGACGTTTACAAAGAAATGCGCAAGAGATTTAAGGAGGTTTACGAGTGAGATGATAAGTGACTTTGCAAGCGTATTAACTCCCTCTATAAAAGATGATAGAAACGTTGTATCAAAGAGAGAGCTACAGAAATTTATAGAAGATACTTATTTTAACGGAAAAGTCGAAAATGTCATGTTAGGCACTACGGTCACGAGATACGACATTTTAGTTCCACCGAAAAGTATTCCTTATTTTTTGAGGCTAGAGAGACAGTTTAATGCTCATTTTGACACAAACGATTGCAGAATGTTTCAGAATGGCAAGTATGTGTGCTTAGAAGTCCCGAATAAATATCGCGGAACTTACGGAATGAAAGAATGTTATTCGGCATTACAGGAAAGCGGAAATAACAACGGACTCTTAATATCCATTGGAGAAGGGCTTGACGGAAAATGTATTTTATACGATTTAACACAAATGCCACATTTATTAGTTGCCGGACAGACAGGCAGTGGTAAGAGTATTTTTTTACATGAAGTTATATTGTCACTGATAATGCAGTATTCCGAGGAACGGCTTAATCTTGTGTTGATTGACCCGAAGAAAGTTGAATTTGAATTTTATAGAGGTGTGCCGTGTGTGCGAGAAATAATCTCAACACCCGAAAGAGCGAGTGAAAAAATAAATTCGCTTTGTGACGAGATGGATAGTAGATACAAAATGTTTTCAGAGTTTTCAGTCAGAGACTTTGAGTCATTCAATCAAAAAGCACAAGTTAAATTGCCAAGAATTGTGTTAATCATTGAAGAGTTATCCGACCTTGCCATTAGTTCAAAAGACAATGTTATAAAGTCGATACAAAGGCTTTTATATAAGGCAAGAGCTTGTGGAATACATGTCGTTATATCAACGCAGAGACCTGATAGTGATTTTATGAGTGGAAAGATTAAAAGTAATTTCCAATGCAGAGCAGTGTTTTCGATGGCGAGCAGATGGGATAGCAGAGTTGCATTAAACAAATATGGCGCGGAGAAGCTTAAAGGCAATGGTGACGGAATATTTAGGACTAACAACGGGCAATCTAACATACGTTTTCAAGCGCCTTATGTGCACGAAAAAGAGATAAACGATGTAGTTAGTATTCTTTGTAAGCAAAAGAGAGGTTGCATATGAAACTTAAATGTTTAGGCTCATCGTCAGCCGGAAATTGCTATCTGCTAACCTCCAACAGTGGAGAAACACTTATCCTTGATTGTGGAATACCGATTAAGGAGATTAAGAAAGGCTTGAATTGGAAGATAAGGGGGATAAGGGGCATGATAATAAGTCATGCCCACCTCTAGACCATAGCAAGTCATTAAACGATTTTAAATCAATGGGAATACCGATTTATGCACCATATATACAATACGCACAACACGAGGGCATACATCGTTATCACACGATACCATTTAGCGGTTTTAAAGTTAAGGCATTTGACCTAACAACAATAGACGGAAATTGGACACACACAGATGCAAATGGGGAGCCTTGCCCGATATATGGCTTTCTGATTACTCACAAGGAAATGGGGAGAATGCTTTACATAACCGATTGTGAGGTTGTCAAATGGAGATTTAAAGACATAAACCACATTCTCTTAGGTGTGAATTATGACAAGGATTTAATTGACAGGGATAACACAGGCAAAGCTAATCACGTTTTCAGAGGTCATTTAAGCATTGACACGGCTTGTGATTTTGTTAAGGCGAATTATTCAGATAGCTTGCAGAACGTCATAATGTGCCATTTATCAAGTGAAAATTCTGATAGAGATAGTTTCATCGAGAAGATGAAAAAAGTCGCTTATGGGGCAAATGTGGATGTTGCGGAGCCGGGCAAGGAATGGCTACTTGCTAATCCTAATGAGTGCCCGTTTTAAAAAATTAAACAGACAGGAGAAAAAATAATGAACATTGTAACACTTTTAGGACGATTGACTAGGGATCCAGACATTAGATACACACAGGGCGAAAATGCAATGGCAATAGCAAGATTTACACTTGCCGTTGACAAGAACTTTAAGAAAAAAGACGATAAGGCAAATTTTATTAACTGCGTGGCTTTTGGTAAGATTGCTGAAACAGTAGAAAAGCACGTATTTAAAGGCTCAAAGATAGCAGTTATCGGCGAGTGGACTACAGGCAGTTACAAGAATAGAGACGGAAACACAGTCTACACTAACGATTGCAATATATCTAAGTTGGAATTTTGTGACAGCAAAAATTCAAGTGGCAGCAGTGCGGAGCCACAGCCAAAACCCGATGATTCCTTTATGAACATTGATGACTCTATTAATAGTGAAGAATTACCATTTGCGTAAGATTGAGGTGGAAAGTGAAAGAAGAATGGAGAGACGTTGTTGGCGCTGAAAAATTTTACAAGGTAAGCAGTTACGGAAACATTGTGAATAAACTTACCGGAAAGCGCCTTAAGCCTTCAAAAAGTGGCTCGTATAATCATATCCAACTTAGATATGGAGTTAATAAGAATTACTTAGTCCACAGACTTGTGGCAGAAGCATTTATTCCAAACCCCAATAATTTGCCACAGGTTAATCATATTGATGAGAATAAGAGGAACAATCGTGCTGATAATTTAGAATGGTGTTCTGCAAAATATAATTCTACATATGGCAAAGGCAGTAAAGCAAAAGAACATAGAGTTATCCAATTTGATTTATCCGGTAACGCTCTAAAAATATGGGAAAGTATAAAAGAGGCCAGTATGAGCTTGGGAATAACATATCAAAGTATTTCCTCTTGCTGTAGAGGACTCGATAAATCAGCCGGTGGCTATATTTGGACTTATGCAAATTTGATAGACACTCATTTACGTTGGAAAAAGAAATAACTCATAGGGCAGTCAATAATGGCTGTCCTAGAAAGGAAAAATAATGGATTATACAAATAAAATATTTGCAAATATTGCAAAGGATATGTCGGAGCAAAAAGATATTGCAGTTGTAAGAGCGTTTGTATTTCAGATTACAGAACTGCTACAGAAAAATGGCATTATGCCAATATGCACTGAAAGATACATGAATATCAATTCTGATAAATCAAGTTACAGTATTATCAGAAAAATCAATATCTCATTCGATGAGCTTGATTGCACCAAGCATGACCGAAAAGTGAGAGAGGAAGCATACAGAGATTTTATCAAAGAATTTGAGAGCAGAGTTGATTCAACAGTTATATCTGAAAAACTCTTTGAAACTGAATGTATATTATTGGAGCGTGATAAGAATGAAATTGATTGACGTGGATAAACTAAAGGAGGATAAAACAATGTGTAGAAAAATGAAAAGAACAATAATGGCGATGACTTGTGTGATTGCAATAGGGGTTTTTAATGCGGTGCCGGTGTCGGCATGTACACCACCGTTAAATCCACCATCTGTGAAGATTCCAGACATCAATTTCGAGCCCGATGGTGCTTTAAAAGATGCAATCGACAACTATGTAAAAAATTGGCTTGAGAAATGCATCCTCGATACTCCTGTGGTGGAGTATGCATCGTATTACAAGAGTACATCAAGATATTTTAATTACAGTCATGTAGCGGTAAAGTGGTCAGAAGTCGAAAATGCAACATCCTATAAGGTGCGTGTCACAAAAGCCGATGGAACATGGAAAGAATATGATACAACCTATACAGCATTTTATAGTACTAATTACACTGATGATTTTATTGCTAATGGTATGGACGGAGCCACAGTAAGCGTCAAAGCTTATGGCGATAATGATACATTCGGGTATTGGTCAGATGATACTAATATTGCGAGATTCGGAAGCATATATCGAAAAGAGAATTAAACTCGAAATTCAAAACGCTATAAATGAGGTTGCTATGCAGACGGCAATTGATATTGTAAAGAGAGGTGGAAACATTGAATTATCAGAACATAGCAAGAGCCAAGGCAATAGAACAGGAGAATAAAAAGCGACTATTGAAGCTGAATCCAAAGCTGAATGACAGGAGTGGGATTTACTTCCTACTCCGAGAAGATGAAAACGGATTTAAGTATGCGTATATCGGACAAAGTGTTGGAATAATTACCAGATTGGCAAGCCATATGTCTGGATATGAACAACATATAGACAAGTCATTAAAGGCACACAAGCTGTACGACAAAGAGAAAAATCCTTATGGCTGGCGAGTTGAATTTCTAAATTTCCCTGAAAGTCAGCTTGACGAAAAGGAGAAGTATTACATCAAGCTATATGCCGATAAAGGCTATCAGCTTAGAAATGTCAGTTTAGGCGGTCAAGGAGAAAATCGTGCTAGTGGTTCAGTAGGTGAGAGAAAAGCACCTAAAGGCTATATGCAGGGCATACAGCAAGGTAAAAAGGTGTTAGCAAGGGAATTATCCTCTATTGCTGAAAAGCACCTTAAAATCGAAATTAGAGACGATAAGAAGCATAACAAGGTATCGCAGAAACAGTATGAGAAATTTATGGATTTATTGAAAGTGGGTGAAAGTGATGAGCAGTAAGTTACACAAAATACCGCATTTTAATTCTTACGATGATATAAGAGCTGAAATGCAAAATGATTTACAGTACAGACTTGCGAATAGAACGGATAAAACGTCTCTTGGCAGACCTTTATATTATCGAATAAATGTACAGTTGATATTAACGCAGGGATGTCCTTATAACTGTCCGTTCTGCTTAGAGAGGAAGAACCCTATGCAAGGAGATAATAATTTTAAGGCACAGATTGAGTCGTTAAAAAAGATATTGTCGGAACATCCCAACGCAAGGCTCACAATTACAGGCGGAGAGCCGGGACTATATCCTAACCATGTTTCAGAACTTATTGATACATACAAAAAGCATAGCAATAATGTGTTTTGCTCAATCAATACTACTGGATATTCAAAGGAACTTAACGGATTAGCACATATCAACTTATCATATAACGATTATGTGCATAAAAGCCCTAGTGATTTCCCTAATTGCACAGTCCAAACAGTAGTTGAAAATCCAACGATTGAGTATATTAAAGATTTTATGAAAATGGAAGCTGATAATTTTTCGTTCAGATTTTTAAGTGGACTTGAAAAGAAAGATTATCCTGTGAAAATATGGAATGATTTACAGAATAATGATGATATTGATATTCATACTTTTAGAATCGGTGATTTCTTTGTATATGCAACATTTGACTATATAGGAAAACATGCAAGATTGACATTAGGAGATATGTGGCAGCAGAAAAACAATGATTATAAAGATGGATACTCAAATATTATTATTCATCCTGATGGAACTATTGGGACTAATTGGAGATAAGAAAGTAGGTGATTCAGAATGGGCAAAGCGTACAGATGTGATATTTGTGGCAAATTTTGTAGCGATTGTTATCAAATAACAGGTTTTGATATTTACCCTAGCGATTACGCAAAAAGAGGCTATCCCGATGTTAATGAAAAAACAGTGATAAGTGACGTATGCGAAAATTGTTACAACGATATCAAGACCTACATTCACGATAAGGTATTTGAAAGAGCTAAAAAGCAAATAAAAGGTTTAATTAACTAAGAATCAAAGAAAGGAAATAAAAATGGAGATTAACGTTGATAAACTGAAATTTAGAAAGGATGCCAGTCTGGTAAGAGAAAAGAACAGGCAAAGTAAATAATTTTATCCAAAACTTAAAAGAAAAAGGCACTACCGAGATAACACTTGATATAACAACAACAGGCAAAGGAATTGTCTATACATTAATTTGGTAGATATCCTGAAATCAAAAGAGAATTTGATGTAAAGATAAATTAGGATTTATGGAGGTAGATATATGATTACGCAGATAGGATTTTTAAGAAAAGGAGATGTGTTCAGATTTGAGGGTGATATTTACAAAGTAGGACATTTGTTGGAGAGTACAAATGGGTATGTTTCCTGTATTGATGTTAATACAGGAAAGAAAAAAAGATTGCATATTGATGTTGATGTAGAAATTGAACAGGCAAACTGAAATTTGTTGAAAGGAGTAAAACAGAGTGAAGTTTTTAAGCAAGAAGAAATGTGATGAAATTCTGAAAAGAATTACTGCAAATGAAATTATTCAGGTAGAGTACGGACTACACGATATGGAAGCAGAAACAAAAGCGACGGAAAATAGAGCAGAAATAGCTTTTATTGTCGGTGGCTTTAAGGGTATGAACAAGGTGCAGAACACATTGAGAAAAAGATATAACAATATAAACCACGAGGAAAAAGATTAAAATATATCAACCGAAACTTGAAGAAAATAGGAGATTAATTAAATGGCAGAACGTAGAATGTTCACAAAAAAAGTCACTGATGATGATAATTTCATGGCTTTATCATCAAGTGCGCAAGCCTTATATTTGCATTTATCTATGTCTGCTGACGATGACGGATTTTGCAATCAGGTATCAGTTTCCATGTTCAAAGCTCACGCAAGTGTAGCTGATTTACAACAGCTATTGGAAAAAAGATACATTTATCAGTTTGATAATGGTGTGATTGTAATTAAGCATTGGCGCATGGCAAACGCTTTGAGAAAGGACCGGTATACACCAACGAATTTTAAGGAAGAACTGGCAAAATTAAAGATAAAATCCAATGGTGCATACACATTTTCTGATGATGGTTGCCGTGTGGTTGCCAATGGGTTGCCGGATGGTTGCCAAGTGGTTGCCACTTGTCTGCCACAGGATAGTATAGGTAAGGTAAGTATAGATAAGAATAGTATAGTTAAGGATAGTAAAGATAAGGATATAAAAGAAAAAGATATTGATAAATCAATATCTAAAAAGAAAACTGTCTACTACCCCGATGATGCAATGCTAGAGAGTGCTTTTCAGGAATATCTGACAATGCGAAAGAAAATCAAAAAGCCAATATGCACTGATATGGCACTACACCGAGCTATGAACACTATCGAGAGGCTTTCAAAGGGTGATAATGATTTGGCGGTTAAAATTCTTAATCAGTCAGTAGACCATTGTTGGCAAGGGCTGTTTGCACTAAAAGACAATGAGCCACACTCAACTAACAAAGGAACCATTGATTGGGACAACGTATGAGGTAGAGAAATGACAAGAGACGAGACAGTTAAAATTATTCGCATAATGTGTGATTGCTACCCCAATTACAAGCCGAGCAATTTATCAGAGACAGTAGATGTGTGGAATATGATGTTGGAAAATTGCACTTATGAACAAGTATCAGTCGCACTTAAAGCATATGTTTTTTCCGATACAAGCGGATTTGCACCGAGCATCGGACAGTTAATTAACAAACTGCATGAGGTTCAAACCCCACAGGAACTTAACGAAATGGAAGCATGGATGCTTGTTAGCAAGGCACTACGAAATGGCTACTATGGTGCAGTTGAAGAATTTAACAAACTACCACCACTCGTACAAAAGGCTGTCGGAAGTCCTGATAATCTTAGGAACTGGGCGCTGACGGACAGCAAGAGCATTGAAAACGTAGTACAGTCGAACTTTATGAGAACTTATAGGGTAGTTGTTAATCGAGCAAAGGAATATCAAAAAATGCCAAAGGATATACAGGCATTGATTGAAAATGTCAATAGAAGCTCGTATTCGGCTCAAATCGGCTCTAAAAATCAACAGACGATAAAATTATCGCTTGAAGATAATAAAAGCCAAAATAAGCCAATTAAAGGTATTCCAATGCCAAAAGAAATTAAGGAACGTATCGAGCAGATGAAAAGATAGGAGGTAGAGGTTTTGGTCGACCAATTAAAACATGTTTTACTCCTAGCAAAAAAATGATAAAAGACAAGTATTCAAGGCAAAGATATGAAGTACGAAAAGCCAGTAACCTTTGTGTGCTTTGTGGAAAACCACTTGATAGAGAAGGCGTGGTTTGTGCGGCATGTAACAGCAAACGCACAGCATATGGCCGAGAACTTTATAAAAAATTACAGGCAGTTGGTGTTTGCCCTAGATGTGGCAAAAACTTGCTGTATGGTGACGAAAAAAGCTGTGTCGAGTGTAGGGCAAAATCAGCCGAAGCCATGTCAAAGAAACGTGCTGCTGATGTAAAAAAATACAATGAGCGACAAAAAGCATGGCGAAAAGCACGATACGAAAAAGACAAGGAAAATGGCGTATGCACACGTTGCCGTAAAAGGAAAGCAGACCCAGGGCATACCACTTGCGCATTTTGCAGAGAAACAATGAGAAGAGCACGAGTTAAAATGCCTGAAAGAACCGGCAGATATGAACAAGGACTATGTTTTTTCTGCGATAATCCGGTAAAGCCCGGATATAAAGTCTGCGAAATGCACTATCAGCAAAACGTTAAGAATGCGACTTGCGAAAAGGCAAACTTGGCACGACAGAAGATAAAAGAAAGGAGTCCACAATGGACGCCTTGAAAGATTTTTACGATTTTTACCGGCCACTGCAAAGAAAATATGACTTGCAAATGATTTACAAAACCAATAGCAAGGAAGCAAAAATAACTATCCGGTGGCGCGGTAAAGAACTTGTAAAAGTCACAGAAGAAACTACAGAAGCCTGTTTTATCAGGGCAAAACGAGAACTTGAAGAAAGAATGAAGAAATATGAGCAACAAACTGAAACCAAAGAAAAAGCACAAAGAGCCGGATTTTACATGGACAAAATCCGAAAGAGTTACGCTGAAAAGCAGCAATAACCGCAGAAAACTCGTAAGGCGGTCTTTCACAGACTTTATGGATTTAGGCTATTATGTACTGTATTTGCACCACGGATTTGGAAACAAGCGCATTGTAAGGCTTGAAAGAACCATAAATGAGTACCTTGAAAGGGCACAGACCGAAAATGAAATGAAAACTAAAACGCTTGCCGAACTTTTGAAAGTGAGATACGGCATTGATGTGCGGAAAGAGATTAATTTAATCCCAATGCAACAATTGATTAGGATTTATCAGAGAAACAATCCATTAACGATAAATGACACACGACAGCTTTTAAATGACACGGCATACAGCTACATGGTTTTAGCATGTACTGCGCTTAAATTGATGTTTAAATTGTCGGTTAGGGAAATTAAAGAGTTTATCGCAGAATTTAGGGATTTAATCGACACGTTGTATAAATTTAATCAATTCGGTCTGACATTGCCAAAAGTGGCGCAATGCCTTGCTGATGAAGTTAATTACGTTGATGAAAGGTACATAAAGGTGATTGATTAATGAGTTATGTGCGGGAAAATGATAGTACACAGAATGCTCATATAAAGCATTCAAACGATAATAGGCAAAAAGCCTACATGGAAAGACACAGAGACAATAAGGCATATGAGAGATTTAAACATATGCCGGATTATGGGAAAGGAGTATCAGACAATGACAAATAGAGAGAAATTTGCAGAACAGATTTTAGATATTGCTTGTAATGGTAACTGGATGGCAGCTAACAAAGCAACATTAGAGCCAATAACGTGTCAAGAATTGCCGTGTAAAGATTGCTTGTTCTATGTTTTAGGCAAGGGTTGCGACAGGAACGAAATAAAAAAGTGGGCAAACAGTGAATATGTTGAACCACCAATTGACTGGTCAAAAGTTGCAGTTGATACACCAATACTGGTAAGAGATAGCAGTTTTTCCGAGTGGGGTAAAAGATATTTTGCGAAATATGAGAATGGGAGCGTTTATGCTTGGAGCAATGGAACAACATCGTGGAGTGGTGATAGGTGCACACCATGGAAACTAGCCAAACTTCCGGGAAAGGAGCAGTAATGGAGAGATTAACGAACAGAAACTATGGAGAAATTTCTCACACAGGAAGAATAATTCCATATAGCACGCATTGCATTGGATGCATTACCAGTAATTGCGATTGTGGAATTGTTGAAGATATGGTTAAAAAACTTGCTGAATATGAGAACTTAGAGGAACAGGGCAGACTAATCAAGTTGCCTTGCAAGGTGGGAGATACAGTATGGGATAATGACTGTGGCAGACCTTGTGCATATACAATAACAGCCTTTTCATTTGGTGAATGCGAAGAATACATTTGTGAACCTGTTACAACAAAAGAAGTCGTATTCTATTATACAAACTCGAGCGGAAGTATCACAGGAAGTTTTGCAGAAAGTGAAATCGGCAAGTCAGTATTTTTGAACAAATCAGAAGCAGAAGCAAAGCTGAAAGAATTGAGAGGTGCAGAAAATGAATAGTTTAGCAATAGGAGATAAATTACAAGCAATCAAAGAAATAGCGATTGGCGGTTGTGAAGATATTGAGGTTTCTGAAAAGATATTTGACCTTTGCGATGAAATTTGGGGTTAGTTAATTCTGCCTCTTGCAACTGCCAGCAGAACAGCAATTCAAGAGATAATGAGCCTTGTTGTAGATGTGATAGCAAACAGACCAATGCCGACAGAATAAGGAATATGTCGGATGAAGAAATGGCAGAACGTATTGCGAGCAGTCCGAACTTTAATTGTGCCGATTATTGCGATAGCTTTACACCAACCTGTGCTTTTAACTGCAATAAGAAAGGCAGAGAAATAGCATTAAAATGGCTTCAATCAGAAGCAGAATAGAAGAGAATATGGAAGATAGATACTTATTCAAGGCAAAGAGATTTGACAATCCGGAGTTATTAGAAAGCGAGGAATAGTATGACAGAGAGCGATAAACTAATAAGAAACGAGACAGAAGCTATTGAATGTCTTAAAAGCAATAAGCCAACAAGTGGCTATGTGATGTTGCAAGAATCTATTGATATGGCGATTAAGGCACTTGAAAAGCAGATACCGAAGAAACCAAATAAAACAATAGATTCATCCTGGGGGATAAAAAAAGAAGTCCATACATGCCCTGTATGTGATTGTGATTTGACAGAAGTGTATTTTATTGCACCACAAGAAAGTGAAATCAAGGAAAAAATAGCCTATTGTGAAGCTTGCGGACAAGCCATTGATTGGAGTGATGCAGAATGACCGGCATAACAACAGTAGTATACACTGCTTTCATAGTATTCGGCATAATCGGTCTGATAGAGGTAGCGTTTGCGTGGTACGACATCCGTGGACGAGATAAGACCGATGATGATATACAAGAGCAGTGGTGCAGTGAGAATATTAAACATTAATTAATTTATCAGAAAGGAATAGGTTGTCGCGACATAAAACCGAGGTTTCCTTTTGGTAAGAGAAAATGAGTTACAAGAAAAAACTGAAATGTGAAATTTATCGTGATTCAATGCAGAATTACAAGAAATATGCAATACCCCCAGCACAGTTGATTATAGCTGATGTTCCTTATAATGTTGGAAACAACTTCTATGGTAGTAACCCTATGTGGTACAACGGCGGCGATAATAAGAACGGAGAGAGCAAGCTTGCGAAAAAGGCGGCTTTCAATTCAGATTTTAATTTTAATCTGTATGAATACTTCCATTTTTGCTCAAAGATGTTGAAAAAAAAGAGGACGCAAAGCCTATTCCGAGAGGGAGAAGCAGTAGCAGCCCTTGTATGATTGTATTTTGTTCGTTTGAGCAGTTGCCAACATTGATTGCAGCAGCGAAGAAACACGGATTTGTTAATTACATACCGCTTGTATTTTGCAAGAATTACAGCCCACAGGTACTTAAAGCGAATATGCGTATCGTTGGTGCTACAGAATATGCACTTGTACTGTACCGAAATAAGTTACCGAAATTCAGAAACGGCTTGCAGATTGATGAAAACGGAAAGAATATCAGAGGCACAGGGCATATGATTTTTAATTGGTTTACTTGGGAGAAAGACGGAAAAGATATACCGAAAATTCATCCGGCACAAAAGCCCGTAGCAGTCCTTAAGGAGCTGATTGAGATTTTTACAGACGAGGGAGACGTAGTTATTGACCCTTGTTGCGGTAGCGGTAGCACACTAAGAGCCGCCGCAGAACTTGGCAGAAGTGCATATGGATTCGAGATTGACAGAAAATTTTACGAGCGTGCAAAGAATGAAATGCTTGTATTTGAAAAGGACAACCAAATGAATATAAGCGATTTTATATGAGGTAAAACAATGAAACACTACAAACCAATTAAATGTGTAGTCTGTAGTAAGACATTTACGCCGACCGCAGCCAACCAAAATACGTGTTGTGAAGCACATAGACAGCAGAGAGCTACGGAATTAAGAAAAATCAGAGAAAAGAAAAGACTTAAAAGAAAGCCTGTTAAGAAAAACAAACTTGCGGAAATCTGCGAGATTGCTAAGAGCAAGGGCATGAGCTACGGACAATATATGGCAGAGCAGTACAAAAAGGAAGTGATGATAAGATGAATAGCAGAACTATAAGTGATATAGGGCCGATTAAAAGACAATGTGTATACGAGGACAACAAGCCGTGCAACAGCTCATGCCGATACTCAAATACTTGTATACACAGTGCAAGCAAAACCGAAGAATAGGAGATAGGTCTATGAAGTTTTCAAAGCTGACTAGACCGGAACTTGAAGAAATTATGAAAAATGCCAATTTTACCGATGAGGAAGCGGAAGTCTTTGAGTTGCTAGTTGCTGATAAAAGCCTTGAAGAGGTATCACAGAGACTATTAATTTCAAAAACAACCACTTCCCGGAGAGTGGCAGACATTAAAGAAAAGATAGAAAGGAGTCAGGCGATGATTAACAAAGTGCCAATATGGGAAAAGGTAACGCTGACGATTGATGAAGCTGCGGAATATAGTAATATTGGAATTAACAGAATCAATGATATGCTCAATAATCCCTCGTGCCCTTTTGTACTTTTCGTTGGAAGAGGCAAGCGATTAGTTAAGCGCAAGGAGTTTGAAAAATACCTCGAAAAGACAGATAGCATATAAATAGATATATTGAATTATAAGCCATTATGTAGTAATATAGAAGTTATCATATAATGG